AATATTTTAAAAAGGCTTAATGTACTTTTACCCTTTTCAAATTTCTGGATTTGTTGAAAGGTACATTTTAATATTTTTGCAAGTTCTATTTGAGTGCATAGTTTATTTTTAGGATAACTATCTATACTCTCTGTCCCTTTAAATACATCAATCATAACAATTCTTTCAGCTCTTGCTTGTTTTAATTTTTTACCAACCTCAATATCTATTTCTTTTTGAAGTTCACTTTTGGTTGCTGCTTTATATGGTCTTGGCATTATTTCTTTCTCCTTATTTTTGACAGACAGTTAGCCTAGAGTTTTTTACAACTTTTAATTTAGTTAGTAATTACAACTGTGTATAAATAAAAGTGGCATCACCATTTTCTACACCAATTATTTGTCGATAAGTTTTTATGTATGACTTAAAAGCTTTTAGTGAATGAACGCATTGCCTTGCATTATTTTTTGGCTTTTGCATTATCTCACTATGTAACTTTTGTAGTTTAGCATATCTTCTTATCAAGCTATTACTCTTTGCCATCCTGTGCTATCCCTTGTTTTAATTTAATCCTGGATTTTTCTAACTTAATATCCAAGACACTAACCTTAGCATTTTCACTAGGGCTATTTGATTTTGCTGCTAATTCAGCATTGTCAAATTCTTCATCAAACCTAACACCAACTTCAAAGAAACTTTCTTTTAAAACTTTACTCATTATCGTAAATCCATAGCTGAGTACTCTTTGTTGTATAGTAGTGTTGGTATTGAATCTGTTTGTGTGTCAGTTAATCTAATTTTTCTATGAGCTGATCCACCTTTAGAAATTAAATTTAACTTAAAAAGTTCTGCAACTATTGCACCAGCTCTGGCTCTAGAGAATTTAAACTTAACTGCGATCTCTTTATAGGTTGGGCTATATCTGTGTTGTTTAATAAAAGTGCTGATGTATTTTAAAACATCATACTTAATTTTGCTTAAATATATATTTTTGGAATCTTTCATTTTACTTATCCTTAAATAGATTTGTTATGTTTGGTGCTGGTGTATCGTCTAAATTTGCACCATTTTTTTTAAAGGTTTTTAGATAGGTAATTAATTTTTGTATGTACCAACTAGCTTTTTCTAAATCCATAATAGCTTTATCAAGAGTCTGTCCACCCTTACCACCAAACCTAGACAAATATTTAAGTGCATTAAATCTAAGTCCTCCGATATTTTCTTCTGGTGTCATTTGACTCATAATGGCATCACAAGTTTCAATAGATTTGTTTTGGTAGTGAGGGGGGTTTTTTGATTCCATATTTAAAAGGGAGCATCCTCTTTTTTAAATGGTTCAGAAATTTTACCAGACATATCTGGTTGAGTATCTTTTGTTTTATCAGTTTGAATCCAAACAGCACAGTCTTTGGTAACTCCATTCATGGTAACTTTTCCTTGATAGTGAGGATAGCCTTTACCAGCTACATCAGTTTCTCTAGGTTGTCTTTTCCATAAACTTATTTGATTGTCAAAATCAGCCATTGTTATTTTCCTTGTTTGTTTTGTATTTGTGATTTTAGTTTTGTGTATTCAGTATCAACCCTAATTTGTTCAATAGGATCTGCTTGAATCTGTTTTAGTTCTTGCTCAAATTCTTTCATTTGAATCTGAATATTGTTTTCAAATTTGTTTGGTGAAGCTGAAAGTCTGGCAGCATCTTTTAATTTTGCAATCCAATCATTAGCTAATTTTGTGGTGTTCACTTTGGGTATGGGTTTAGCAATCGGTGCAGCACTTACAGTAGGTGCTTTAAAAGGTTTAGCTTTATAACCATCCTCATTGTCCAGACCAGTTTCTAAATTAAGTGCATTTAAGAAAGCATACTTTCTACTGTATGACATGGCATTACCAGTTCCATACTTGTCCAGGTTACCAAATGCAGAACAACCTTGTATTAAAACAAATTCTTTTGAAGTGGTGTCATGAATAGTCATTTCACATTTAATAAAAACTGATTTGTCTGTCACTGTATTTTCGTAATTACAAACTGGGTATAAGCCATGTTTGTTTAAAGCTTCCATAGCTACTTTTTGGACAGAATCATGCATCAATGGTTGGAATGGCATCCCACTTTTTTTAGGTGCTTTAATAACTTTATCTGCTTCTTGACTTGCCTTACTTAACTTCTCATAAATATTACTCATTATTCTCTCCTGGTTTTCTTATTGCTTTTTGTAAAATTACTTTTTGTTTTTCTAATTGATTAATTTTTTCTAAGTATTCCCCATTAAGTTTTTGATGACCCTTATCTACTTCCTCAATTCTTTTGACCTCATCCTCAAGTTTTTCAATTACATTGTCCTGGTTTAAAAGTTTTGCATTTTTAAAAACTAATTTTTCAATCAGTTCTGATTTAGGTAAAGTTGCGTAATGATCAATCAAACTTTTAAAATCCATAGTAACCCTTGAATCTTTTAACTACTGCTGGATCAGTACCTTTCCACCAGAAACTATTTTTTCTCAATTCACTAAAGTCAGGCTTACAAAGAAGTGCCAAAGTTTCAATGTTGCCATCTGCTAATTCCAATTTCTTTTCCCAACATCTTTGGTAAAGAACTAACTCATCATAATAATGCTCTAAGCTTTCTGGTCTAAGTTCAGTACAGTTTTCTGGGGTAAATATTCTTTTATCGCTGCAACTTGCATAAGTTAAAAAAGGTTTAAGCTTAGGTAAAAGCTTTTGGTACAAAGCTATTTGTAAGCAATCACTATGAAATGGAACTACTGGGCATTTTTTCTTAGTGTATGAATAGCCAGACTTTGTTTTAATTAAAGTGCCAAATACATTTTTAATATCTCCAAAATGTGTTTCACCAATCAAATCTACATAAGATAAAAAATATGTTTGTATTCTATCATCCCAATGAGTGTATTCTAATTCTGCTTTCCATTTTTGTTTAGGCAGCTCACCAATATTGTCTAAATGATTTTGTGCTACTGGTATTAATCTTTCAACAATATGCTCAAATTTTATTTTATCTTTTTCATCTACTGGAGAATAATTATTAATTCTATCTTGAATTATTTCTGATGCTTTAGCTTCTTCTAAAGTTTTATTTTCTGTGTAGTGCATTTGCACCAACTCATGTTCCATTGTACCACCCTCAAATGAACAGTTCTTTGGCATATTCATTTTTTCTTTTGGACTCATTACAATGTAATTTCTAAATCGTATATCGTCTGGAATTGTGTTTTGAGATTTTGAACTGTGTTTTAAATTAAATTGTGTGTAGCACTTACCAATTTTTCTGATTCGGTTGTCCATAACCGAACTTATACACTATGTATAGTTCAAGGCAACTTAATTAGCACTGAGTATTGAAAGTTTAATAATCCCAATAACTAGGATATAATTCTGTTTCGATTCTTGAAGTCCAAGATGGTGTAATATCAGTTGCAATGTTTGGAAGATTAATTTTACCAGTTGACCATGACCTATCTTGAATATCATAACGACCATTACTATTTGGTTGTAAATAACCAAGATAAATTACTTTTGATTGCTTGTCCTGGCAGATTCCATATCTTGCATCAGCTCCTGTATAGATATTATTTCTAGGTTTAAAGATTCTAATTAAACCATTACTGCTAGGAGTTTTAGTTATGATGCCATTACAACCAGTATATCTAACTGGTACTGCACATTTTTTAATTTCTTTTTTAGGTAATAAAGCAACTCTACCATCATCAAATGCTTGACCAATTACATCTATATAAGCTGCCATACCCAAAAAATAATTAGATGAAATAAATTGGTCGCCATTAGTTCTAAATTGATTAAAAAATTTAGATAAATCGTTAGCTAATTCCATAGCATCAAAATAACCTGGTGCATTTACTGGTTTATTTATAAGCCTACTAATTTTAACCCTCATATTTGCTTGTTCTTTTTTAGGGTAGGTAGCTTTTATAAACTCATCAGTTGTTTTTTTGTATCTTTTTTTAAGAAATTCTAAACCCTCTTTACGAAAGCCATTTGTAAATTCTGTCATATTATTTTGAGTTTTATACGTTAAATCAAAATTTGCTATTTCTTTTTTCTTGCTCATATGTTTAAGTTAGATTGTCTTATGTTTGATTGCAAGTCTATTAATATTCAGCTTAACATAAATACACTGCCTATTAAAAATGGCTTTAACAGTGGCTTATTAAGGTAGTGGATTTATTTTTTCTAATAATTTTTTGTGCCTAAAAAACATAAGTCAAACAGTTTCACACATAACAAAACGAATCAACACTTATTAACATAAATTTTTCCAGTAAAAATAGTTTTTTATCTTGCTCAGATATACACAATGTAATACTCAGTATTAAAAGTGATTTGGAGGAGATTTTGAGTATTTTTTATTTAATTTTAGCATTTGGAACAGCCGATGTAAATCCTGGCTACCAACTAATTAAAATACCTATCACACAACAAGTTAAAAAAATTACCTGCAAACAAGCTTATGAAAAATCCATAGATAAATCCGATGCAAGTTATGGCAATTTTTATAAAGGCAAAATGATTGGTGCTTACTGGTGCAAAGATAAAAAAGGTAATTGGGTCAGATAATGCAAATAGAATTAAACAATTATGACATGATGGCAGCTAGTCAAACTGGATTGCTTAGAGTTTTTGAAAGCCTTAGATTAAATCAAAGCTGGGGACATAATTACACTGGTAGTGTTAATGACCAAATAGCAAAATCAATAAGTGGTGCAATGGCTGAACTTGCAATTTGTCGTTACTTAAAAACAGATTTTAATTTTCATGTAAATCATGGCAGCAACCCAGATGTTATTTTTCATGATGTACACTTACAGATTCGTTCACAACTGCCTAAAAAAAATAACAGTTTAATTATTAGACCTAAAGGTAGTAAGCCTGGAGAAATTTATATTTTGCTTATTGATAAAGCACCCATTTTTGAAATTAAAGGATTTGTTAATAGCACATATGTTTTAGGCACTGAAAAATATTTAACTGATTTTGGTCTTACTGCCAGACCTAAAGTTCATAGTGTGCCATTAAATTTATTGAGTCCAATTGAACTACTTAAAAATGGAACTTGGAACTAATGGCAAATAAAATTAATATTTATGGAGATGTTAGAACTTGTTGTAAATGTGGCAGTGATGCCGATGTTATTGAAAGTGGCTGTAATTATTGTGCTGATTGCATAAGTGAAAAATGGACTGGTAAAAATATTGCTGGGTTGTCCCAAGAAATTTTAAACAAAAATAAATTAAAGGTAGTTAAAAATGATTGAACTGCCTAAAAAAAAATACAACATAATTTATGCCGATCCAGCTTGGTCATATAATGGCAAGTTACCTCAAAGAGCTAAGGTGCAGCATTATCCAGTAATGCCTATTGAGGATATTTGCTCAATACCAGTTAAAGATATTACAGCCGATGATAGCATATTATTTATGTGGGCAACTTTTCCATTATTACAGGAGGGTTTAGATGTTGTTAAG